ACATTTCTGGCCTCTGTCTGGTTGGAAACTTGATAAGTAGCTTCACCTTCTAGAGCCTCCTGGGTAGTAGTGGTAAATCACGCCGTCCACTTTTGACTCTTTCTTTAGGTACTGCTGAATCCTGTCAGAAAACGCTCTGTCTTCTCCGTGGCTAATCTCCGGAAAGCCGACCTTGGTGGCGTACTTTCTCTTGATCGCGTTTAGATGGTTTGGGTAACGATAGTCGATATTGTCCTTTGTGTACCAGCCCTCATACTCGACCGAGTGGATAAACTTTCTTTGGCCGCCGCCCGGCTCGTAGATGATCCCTGTAAGCGACGTACAGTCTGGGTCCTCTTCGAGGGCGGTCAAAACTTTTTCAATGTAGTCCGGAGAAATCATGTCGTCATCGTCAATGAACGCAACGTAGTCTCCAATTGCTGCCTCGAGCAGCGCATTTCTTTTTTCGCCAATGCTTCGCTCGCCGTTGTCCGGTAGAAGCATAAACTCAACGTCAACCGTAAGCTGACGCGTGAGCTCATCTGTGAGTTGCTGGCAAAGCTTGCTTCGCTTATGAAGCGTTGGTATCAAGATTGAAAGCCTCTTGTAGCTCATGATCCGCAGTCCATTTCATTTTTAGATGACTCACCAGAAGCGACCTGGTCGTAAATCCATGCGTATGTCTTCTCAAGTCCGTTGTAAAGAGAGATCGAAGGCTGCCAACCAAGAAGCTCTTGAATCTTTGTGTTATCGCTGTTTCGGCCCCTCACGCCTTTTGGCGCATCAAGGTTGTATCTTCTCTTAAGTTTCACGCCAGCAATTTCCTCAACAGTAGAAACAAGCTGATTGATTGAGACCAGCTCAGATGATCCAAGATTGAGCGGCTCAACAATGTCCGACTGGCAAATCTTTATTGTCCCGTCGACGCAGTCGTCGATATACATGAATGATCTTGTTTGCTCTCCGTCTCCCCAAATTTCAATTTCATGCTTTCCGCTTATGACTGCCTCTGAGACCTTCCTGCATATTGCAGCTGGTGCCTTCTCCCTCCCGCCGTTCCAAGTCCCCTTAGGGCCGTAGACATTGTGGTATCTGGCAACCCGAGTTTCGAGCCCAAAGTCTTCAAGGAAATGGCGGGCCATCCGCTCAGAGAAAAGCTTTTCCCATCCGTATCCATCTTCCGGCATTGCCGGGTAGGCGTCTTCCTCTTTGAGCGCGGTTACGTCGGTGTCGACCTGCTTGTCGGCAGCGTAGACGCATGCGCTTGAAGAATAGAAAAACCTTTTAACGTTTTGGTTTTTTGCCGCAAGAAGCATATTGGTGCTGATCAAGACAGAAAGCATGCAGTCTGCCTTGTGGTTTTCAATGAACCCCATTCCGCCCATGTCCGCAGCCAGGTTGTAAACGGTGTCGGCTCCGGAAACGGCCTTGACACACTCCTCATATGACCTCAGGTCGGAGTTGTCGTAGTTGATTGAAAGGCTAGAAATCTGCTCCCAGGATGAAAGCGGCTTTTTGTCAACAGCAACCACTTCGTTGGAGGCGTCTTCCGTCAGTCGGGAGACAAGCCAACCACCGATAAATCCGCCAGCGCCAGCAACAACAATCTTTGCCATGGGCGGCATTATACACGCTGATTATTTTATGTCTTATACGACTTGATGTGGATTATTCTAGGATTTCTAGCGTGACCTTCATTACCCCTTTAGAAAGGTCAACCCCAAGCTTTTCCCACACCGCTGGGGCAAGGTCAATAAGCCTTGTGTCGTCGGGGTCCTTCTCTCTTCCCTGACACCCGCAATAGTCTGTAATCCAAACCTTTGCGCTCTCGCCTGTCTTTTTTGAGGTAATCCTTACTGCATAAGGCTCCCTCATCCACTTGTGTCCCATTGCTCTTCTGAGGGCTGGCCCCGCCGCCCCGTACATCTCGAAAGCATCACCCCATTTGTTTGGGGCGGTGTACCAGGCGTTGTTTTTTGAGGCGTCGTACCACGTTGCAAGACCAGACATAAATTTACTTGGGGAAGTTTCGCCTTCCTCCTCAAGCGCCCAGCTGTCTCTTTGATCTACGTCAAGCGCAACGCTCCTTGGCTGAATGTACACAGGGGCAGACAAAAAAATAGCAATTGAAAAAAGAACGCCCCTGGAAGCGTTGATCAGTGGCAACTGATCTTTATCTCCCTGCTGACAATTTCGTTGTCAATTTCTGCCATTCTCTTCATTGCGTTTCGATAGTAGTCCTTAATCGTCCGGTCGCTTTCCCCATCAAGAAATGCAACCCAACTAAATGTCAAAACTCTTTTTTCGTGAAGCCTGACAATTTCGCCGTCAGTCATTAGCTTTACCGACTTTTGCCCGTGTGGCTTACTGCTTCTCATTCTTTTCTCCTTCTTCCATGACTTTCTGCCATATGGCAATTGCCAAATGCCTGGCCTCCGAGTACGCACCAAGGTCTGGTGATTCGGGGATACCAATTGCTTTTGCGAGTGCTCGCAGAAAGTCAAGGTGCCAAACCCCAAAAACTGTTCCCGACTGCGTTGCGTGCGGTCGGTAAATTTCGTCAATCCACTCTGGCGGCCAGCCAGCTTTGACGTAAAAGTTGGGGTCAACAATGTCCCGCCAGTTGTCACCGACGGTCATTCTCGCCTTGTTCTCCTGCAGGATCTGCAGGGCCATTGGCTTGTTCATTTGTCAATTATACCAGATATTTGGCGCCGTCGACAGGAATCGAACCTGCGACCAAAGGCTTAGAAGTCCCTTGCTCTATCCACTGAGCTACGACGGCAACCGAATTAATCTAGTTTTTCCTAATACTTTTTGCCACGAGCAATAAGCTCATACGCCGCGCTGCCGATCAAAAAGTGGCTTACGCCAAGCTCTTTTGCAATCCTGCCAATCGGCTTTCTGTTTTTGGCTGCTTCTTGAACTGCCTGAAGCAAAGAGTCGTTTGCCTTGCGCGGCCTAAACGTCTGCCGATTCCTGCCGTTTTGATACTTCTCAACCTCTGCGAGGCTATAGGTAATTCTTGGTCGGCCACCCTTTGGCCCCCTGCCAGCATTCATTTTCTGCCAGCCGTATCGCCTAGAGGCTTGGACTGCCGCGGAGTAGCTAACTCCGAGAATCTCAGCTGCTTCAACGATGGTGATCTGCTTTGATCCGCTCATTTTTATCTCCTTCTTTTTTGCCCAAATACCTTGAGCTGGTACAACGATAGGCTAAAATTGCAGCCGCGTCAAATCAGTCAAAGTAAAATATCGTATAACATTGTCATGAGCCTGCCTAAAAGGTTACTTATTGGTCTTAAGAACATGAGGTATGAAATACCGAATGTTCTTAAGAACAATAAGTAACCGGGTACAGAATTCCTAAGATTCCTGAGGTATTGTATACCGAAGGAATCTTAGGAATTGCTGTACCCGAAGGAACAAGGTATTTCTTGGAATACTGTTTCTTTGGTACTCTGGTACTTAAGAACCATATTGTACCTGAGATACTGGTTTTATTGTATACAGGAAACCTTCCATGTCAAGTGATGAAACACAAAAAATGGCGGAAGAAAATGATCCAGAGGATATTATACGAACATGTCCTAATTGCGGGAAAAAGCTTGCTGACCACAAGTGCAAGCTCATATGCGAGTGCGGATACTACGCTTCTTGCTCTGACTATCTCTAAAATTGCATCCACAGCCAGCCTGTGATAGCATCCGCAAACAGGCCAAAGAAGGAGGGTTCATGGAAAAGATTTATGCGGGTGATGGCGTTCCGCCGTGGATTGTCCAAAAGGTGCTCATTGAGAGCTCCCCGGCGCATGTCACGTCTATCACTGAGGCGTGCAAGTTACTGGCAAAAGAATATCGGGTAACCGCAGAAACGTTGCGTTGCTACGCATCGCTTGGCGTCCCGCCAAAATCAAAAACAAAACGATTGATCCTAGAAAAATATCGAGAGATTGACGCAAAAGACAAGCAGATTGTTTCGACCGTGAGAAGTGCACAGCGACAACTTCTGACATCTATTGACTCAATGGTTGCCGCATTTGAAAAGTCAAAAAACCTTTTGGTTGAGCTAAGAGAAGAAATTGCAAAGGAGTCAAAATGATTATCGACGACCTTATCCCGCTCGCGACAAAAATTGACGAGCTAAAGCCATGGGGCAAAAATCCGAGAAAAGGCAGTGTCGACACCGTGATGAAGTCGCTTGCCAAGTTTGGCCAAAGAAAGCCAATCGTGGTTAACAGGTCGACAAGAGAAGTGATTGCTGGCAACCACACGTTTGAGGCCGCCAAGCAGCTTGGGTGGAAGCAGATTGCGGTTGTCTGGGTTGACGACGACGAGAAAACAGCAACTGCATTTGCCCTTGCTGACAATCGGGCTTCAGATCTTGGCTACTACGACGAAGAGGCACTTGAAGAGTTGATTCAAAGCCTCAACGAGCAGGATCTTTTGATCGCTAGTGGGTACGCCGACGATCTTGACATGCCGTCAGATGAAATGCTTCGCCCATCGACAACCGTTATCCCGCAAGACCCAAACGCAATCACAACCCAGTACACTGATTCGGTTGACGGAACTATTGCGCAGAGGGTTGCCCCACAACTAGACCCAAACATGGCAATGATTGTCAAGATCGGCGGAATCGAGTTGAGGTTGGAGCGACAAGAAGCCGAGCCGCTTGTGAACGCCTATCGAAGATACGTTGAGAAGAAGGGCACGGCCACCGGTTTCTTCCTTTGGCTCATTGAGGGCAAGGACGTTCCAGAATGAGAAAAGCCGCCCCGGTGGAAAAGGAGGAAACCACCGAGGCGGCAGGGGCGAAAGGCCCCAGCGGCGGGGCATGGAAGCCGCCGCACAAGAACAGTACCTTAGCAGGTCCATTGCGCAAGATGTTTTGATTTTGCGTGTGTTAGGATTCTTCTATGGCAGCCAAGATAGCGGTAAAGAATCAATCCTCCCAGCCACAGAAGGCACGGGCCACAAACAGGTCCTGCGCCAGCTGTGGCAAGGTCCTTATGTCAAACGACGTATACAGCCAAAGGGTCATCGACTTTGCAGGTGGAAAGAAAAGCGATATCATGAGGTACGTCTGCAAGCAGCATAAGGGGTAGGGAAATGAAGGAGATTAAAAAGGTTCTTTGCTCGGTTTGCAAGATGAGAAAAGAAAACGTGATTTCCGTTGGCAAGGACAATGGCAATGGATTTGGAAATCAAAGCGTCTGCGGCGAGTGTCTGCCGATGTTCTTTGGGGGTAAAAAGGAGAAAAAATAGTGGATTTATCAGTTTTGGTGATTACGATTTTGCTCGGCTTTACAACTCTTTGGCACGGGGTTCTTTTGTTTGCAATGGCCTCTTCGAGGGACATTAAGGAAACCATATCAGCACTTTTTGTTGGGTTTTTAATTTTTGTATCAAACCTTGCAGCACTTATTTGGATTGCCCAAAACTCTGGCGGTCTTTCATGAGCCGCGAGGAGACGTTTCAGCAGGCATTTGCCAAAATCTTTAACGAGTCGTGGAACGTGCTCGTAGACAGACAATCAAAGTATGGAAATTTGAACATTCAACAGCTAGGATTGTATGGCGTTCTGAGTAGGGTCGCCAACGACAAGATGTCTCGAGTCATGAAGAGTTTAAATGGCACCATTGTCGATGGCAAGGTCCACCTGAACGACTTGGAAGAAAAACATAAAGACGAAGCGTTTGAAGACGCACTTTTTGATATAGCCAACTACGCCCTAATTGCCATCGCCCTCAAAAGGGGTGAGTGGGGAAAGCCCCTTGAGGAGGAGACCAAATGGCAGATGTCAATGATCAAAAGTCAAGATTCGAAGTAATCCATATCGGCAAGCACGGCCAAGAGTGGATTGCGGTCATTTGGGATAGAAGAGAAAAGAGAATTGCCGGTAGTGCAAACGGGAAAGACCTTGACAGGGTTGTCCAGACCTGCAGGGACCTGATTAGCAGCATGTCCTAGTCTGGAATCGCCATAGCGTTAGGATATGATTCCAGCATGGAAGAAAAAGATCCGGAATTGCTGTGGTCGAAGCCTGGAAGCGAAGAGCTTGATGACTTTTACGCATCTGCCTTTTCGGCTACGGTAAAAAACCTTGCTCGATTTAAGATTGAGGGACAGACAGAGGCAGCCGTTGCGAGGATATTCCAGTCCGTATCGAACATCGTAAAGGTGTACGGCGTTGAGGCTGACGAGGAGAACATAGTTATTAAATATTTTTCTCCGGACAACGGGTATGGGGTTTGGACATTTGATGTTAGGTTCTCGGTCAAGGGCAAGAGCAGCCAGGTAATGTCAGCTGCAATGACGCTTGCGGAGGCCGCAAACGGGGTAAGCAGCGAGCTCAAGGAAATTATCAACGGGATTGAAATTGAGCGCAGCTAAACGCTCTGCCAAAAGGATTAGCGCACTGATCCTTGCCGCACTGACTGAACACAAAGGAGACATGCCTGGCAAGGTTGACTCCGCAACCAGGCTGGCGTATCTTATGGGCCTGGATAAGTCAATAAAAATCATCATGGAAGAAGCAAAAAAGGAAGACCATGAAGCCAAAAGCAACGTTGATCTCGATGACAAGGCCATGGGGTGACGGAGAGCAATTTCAGGAGCCCATAGATCTCATTGAATACGCCGGAAGGGTCGACTACGGCAAGAAATCCCTTGCAAAGATGGGGGATAAGGAGATCGTAAAAAGGTGGATTGAGTCCGGCCACCAATCCATGATTGAAATGGTCGACGCCACGTTCTCCATCGAGTGCTCCAGGGTCGTCAGCCATGAGCTCGTCCGCCACAGGCTCGCCTCGTTTCAGCAGGAAAGCCAGAGGTATGTGAAGTACGAGGAAGAAAGCCCGGAAGACATATTCTTCACCCCGCCAGAGGTTTTTGAAAATCCAGAAGCCCTGGAGGTCTATAAGAATTCTATTCAATCTTCCTTTGAGGCTTACCAGAAGCTTCGGGCAATGGGGGTCAAGGGTCAGTTTTCAAGGTATGTCCTTCCCAACGCCACCAGGACAAGGATTATTATGAAATCAAACCTGCGGGAGTGGAGGCACATTGTCACGCTCAGAATGCACTCATCCGCCCAGCCTGAGATCCAGGAAATAGCCAAAATGATTTGGACCCAATTGAACGACCATTTCCCCGAGATTTTTGATGATATTCCGGCAATACTCGAAGCTGGATCAAGGGCAAATCGTTGAGTTTATTGGCAATTGACAAAATCTATGCGTTAGTTGTATCATCCTTTCGGATACACCTAAATATCATCCAGGGAGGATTTTGATCTTGGACAAGAACAAAATGACCAGAAAAGATAAGGTGCTCCAGTTGCTTAGGGAAAACCTAAACATGTGGATTGAAGGCCCCGAGATTGCCAGCCCGCAGGTTGGCGGAAGCGAAGGGCTGAAGCGCCTTCGCGAGCTCAGGGAAGAGGGGCATAAGATTGAGACAAGGCCCCACCCAAACAAGCAAAGGGATGTGTGGATCTATCGGCTTGTGGGGGATGAGAAGGTGAAGCCTGGACTCTGGCTCTGCACGCGTTGCGGGGAAACGGTTAAGGACAAGCCCGAAGAGGGGGTAAGAAGGAGTGTCGTTGAGAACATGGCTATGTCAAATTGCTGGAAATGCAAAAAACAGACCATCTGGCAGTTTAAAGAAAAAGAAGGCTTTTAGCCGTGTATTCGCAAAACAACGAAGAAGAGGTAATTCTCAGCAGATTTGACGGCAGGTCAGGATGCTTTCTGGATATTGGGGCTTATGACGGGGTTAACCTAAGCAACACTAGAAAACTTGCCGAGATTGGCTGGTCCGGAGTTCTTGTTGACGGCTCGTCATTCTCATTTTCTAGACTTTTTGAGCTTTACAGTGGAAACAAAAAGATGACCCTGGTAAACGCCATGATTACCGATCAGACTGACCCAGAAAAAAGAATCAGGATGATGTGGGAAGCCCCGCACTCCGGTGTTTCAACAATGGAAACACAAAACTACGAAAAATGGAAAGACTATGTCCAGGCAATAGAAAGCTCAAAGTCTCATTTTTTTGAGATATACGTCCCGATCGTCACAATGAAAGAAGTCCTGGACCTTGCAAAGTCAATAAACCCAATTATTGAGTTTGTCTCTATTGACGTTGAGGGTACATCGGCAGGTTTGTCCCTGCAGTTTGATCCCGATAAATTTTCTACCGAAATGGTATGTGTTGAGCACGACGGAAGGATGGACGAAATCGTGGCCTACTATGGCAAATACGGTTTTTCCGTCTCCCTAAAAAACCAAGAAAATATTATTCTTGATAGATAGGTTTTACCGTTTCGCCGACGTAAAGTAAAACCCAGAATTGCCAACGTCAGCGGCATAAACAAGCGCGTCTACCAGGTCATCGTGCTCGCTATTTGGGAATGACATCATTTCCGACTCAAGCTGTCGAATACCTGGCCCTCCCTTAAGGTGGAAAACCTTGCCAGCCTCATACCTTGCGGCAAGCGACCTTGACCTAAACACCTTGTCCCTTTCGGGGCGCACGCCTCGGGCGGGCAGTCTTGTTTCGGTCACCATTTCCCTTACAAAAGTTGATTGATACTGAACCGACTCAATGTTGACCTCTGTGACCCTTCTTGGCTCCTCACCCCAAACATCCTTTTGACCTTTAAGACCAACAAACCTCGCTGGCCAAAGAAGTCTTGGGCTGCTTGGGTCGTCAATAAGGGTTCCGTCCTTTTCAACGCCGGTAAGCCATTTTTGATGGCCCTGCTGAATTCTTGTTCTATAAGCTCCAAGAACATAAAGATTGTGCTCTTCGTCCTCAAGAACCTCAACGGCGGCGGTGTAGTCAGACCTTTCTCGCTCAGATGCAGCAAGGTCAACCCCAATCCTTCTTGCCCCAGGCGGGACTTGGTCGACGTATTTAAAATACTCATACCTAAAGATGTTCCCGCCCATTGAGGTAACGTCGTTTTGATATTGAAGATTGAAAATTGGGGTTCCGAGCTCTTCCCTTTTTTGCTCAAGCGCTTCGGTCGTATACATCTCTGGCCAAAGAGGCCCAGCTTCTTCAAGCGATCTCCTTAAGTAGGTTGGAATTCCCTTGCTTTCAATTTCTGCATAAAAATCGTCTTCGTGCCATCTTGTCCCAATGTACCACCTTGTTGCACCAGGGACAAGCATTGGGTCGATGACCTGCCAATATGTCTCACTTGCCTTTTGTCGCTGTGTTGGAGTTGCGTTTTCTCTAAGCCCGACAATGTCGTCTGCAATAAGAAGGTCAAGTCGCGGACCGGGCTTAATGGACGTCAACCCGTCGGCGAAACACGTAGCATCTTTTCCAAGGTTTACTCCTTTAATTGTCCAGACCTCGTCTGTCCATTTTCCGCCCGCCACTCCAGACTTTGCCCAAGGAAAAACTTCGGCAAATTCTGCAGACTCAATTATTGTTTTTATTGCCCTAGACCTGGCAAGTGCGTCCGAAAGAACAGAGGTAACAATTCCGATTCTAATTTTGCCCTTGGTAAGTCCGATCATTCTTGCCGTGCGGTGTATAAGCATGGTGGTTTTGGCGTGGCCTCTTGGCATTAAAACAAGGGCTCTCTCGTTTTTATTTAAAAATACTTCCATTTCGCGAAGATGGCGCGGAAAAATAAGGTCGCTTATATATTCGGCAAAAGCTGCGTCAGACTTTGCTGCCTGAACCCTTAGCCACTCCCGATACTGATCGTTAGTTGGCGGGCTTGCTTTCTTCAATTTGCTTTGCTTCTGGTTCAACATTGTTCTCCAGTTCTTTTGCCCAAACCTTTAATCTGTCTGAAAGCTCTGTTGCTGTTAGCGTGTCGATTTCATGCGGTGTCCTTGATATTTCTATTGCCGACCCATCTGCGCCAGTTACCTCTTGACGGACCGGGGCGTATGCTCCAGTTAGCTTGGCGACCTTATCTAGAATCTCTATTTGTATCTTAAGATATTGAACCTCCATTGCAGAGCCACGAGCCTTTGAGGCCCCAATGGCTGCTTGCTGACCAATCATTCTTGCCCTCTGGACAAGCTCGGCCCGGGTAAGTATTTGATCTGGCTGATCTTCCGCCCACTTTTTTCTAATATTTCTAATGTGCTCCCTGACCGTATGAACGGAAAGGTCTGTCGCGGTGGCAATTTGGGCGGTCGGGACGCCATTAAGAAGCAGTTGCGTGATTTTCTCCCGCAACGCGTCAATTTGTGCCTGTGGCTTTCTTCCTGGCTTTCCCATGGCCCAATCATACAACAAAGGCATCCCAAAACCAACTTATGTTGACTTTATTCTTTATTGTGCGACAATCACCCCATGCCAGCCAACGTCTATGACATGATCTGTGAGCAGGGAACCACCTTTGTCCGCGTTGTTACATACACGGACAGCAACAACACGCCCATTAACATCAGCTCGTACTCCGGAAGAATGAAGGTTAGAAAGTCCAGAAGCTCCGTTGAGGAGTACCTGTCTTTGACAAGTGGCGGCGGCGGTCTTGTCCTGCAAGCAGATGGAGAAATTGAAATTACGGTTCCAGCGGGAACTTCTGCAAAAATACCAGCTGGAAACTATCGATATGACCTTGAAATTATTTCCCCAGCAGGCGTTGTCATTCGTGTGATTGAGGGAGAGTTTAAGGTTTCGGGGGAGGTAACTAGGTGAGCGAGGATTTTAATGTAATTATTGGACAGGATCAAGATTCTGTCATAATTTCAGACGCAAACATATCAACCACCTCCTCAAACTCAACCGCCATTGTTGGTCAAACCACATATACCCACAACCAGGCGTCTCCATCTTCTAGCTGGACAATCACGCACAACCTTGGAAGGCGCCCAAGCGTGACGATTGTTGACAGCGCTGGGAACGTCCAGATAGGCGAGGTCTTGTATAGCTCGGATAATCAGATTACAGTGACATTTGCGGCGGCTTTTGGCGGCTACGCCTACCTAAACTGAGGAGAATATTGTGCAGATACTGACCCATCTTAAACTTAGCAGCTACCTTGACCTTCAGGAAAATGAACTTCGTAATGCCGTAATCCACGTCCTGCCCGAGGCCCCTGCGAGCCCAACTCAGGGTCAGGTCTACTACAACTCAGTAACCAAGGTTGTTAATGTTTATAATGGCACAACCTGGGAGCCCGTTGGGTCTATTGACGGCATTGAAGTTACTGGTCCGATTCAGAAGTCAACCTCAGGCGGGACCGTTACCATCTCCATTAGCGCAGCGGACGGCTCAAACGCTGGCTCAATGTCCGCTGCGCACTACACGCTCGTCAATAACGCCACTGATGCAAACACCGCAAGCACAATCGTTAAGCGCGATGCGTCGGGGAACTTCACCGCTGGGACCGTTAGCGCAACAAGCGTAACTATCTCTGGCGCGGTAACCAACGCAACTGACGCAGCGACCAAGGCATACGTAGACGGCGTAGCCTCTGGACTTGATGTCAAGGCATCGGTCCGAGTTGCCACAACTGCAAACGTTGCACTTGCCACTGCTCTTGAAAACGGCGACGCAATTGACGGGATTACGCTTGCCACTGGCGACCGCGTCCTTGTTAAGAATCAGTCAACGGGCAGCCAGAACGGTATCTACGTTGTTCAGGCTTCAGGCGCAGCAGTCCGGGCAACCGACGCAGATGCTGACGCAGAGGTAACCCCAGGCCTATTTACCTTCGTTGAAGAGGGAACAGTAAACGGGAACACGGGTTGGGTTCTTACCACCGATGGAACAATTACACTTGGAACAACCGCGCTTGTATTTACGCAGTTCTCTGGGTCTGGCGCAGTTACTGGCGGCGCTGGACTTACCCTCACTGGAACTGACCTTGCGGTCAACGTTGACGACTCAACCATTGAGATTGCCTCTGACACCCTTCGCGTCAAGGACGCCGGGATTACTGCAGCAAAGCTTGCAACCAGCGCTGTTGATGTCTCAACTTCAACAGTAACTGGAACCCTTCCAGTAGCCAAGGGTGGTACTGGCGCCACAACCGCAGCAGACAACGCAGTGTTCGCTGGTCCTGCAACTGGTGGGCCTTCTGCCCCTTCATTCCGATCACTTGTTGCTTCAGACATTCCAAGCCACAGCACCGACAAGCTGACCAGCGGCACGCTTGGCGTTGCCCGCGGTGGTACTGGTGTTGCAACATTCACCGCTGGTATCGTTAAGTCAACTGGCGGTACCGATGCGCTGACAACCGCAAGCACGATTGCCCTTGGAAGCGAAGTTTCCGGCACGCTTCCAGTCGCAAACGGCGGTACTGGCGCGAGCACCCTGACATCTGGTGGCGTACTGCTCGGCAACGGGACAAGCGCTGTCAATGCAACCACAGCAGGAACTGCTGATCAGGTTCTTCGGGTTCCTGGAGCCGGTGGCGCCCCAGCATTTGGCGCAATCAACCTTGCGCAGAGCGCTGCGGTTACGGGCGCACTTGCCATCGCCAACGGTGGTACTGGTCAGACTACTGCCGCCGCAGGACTCGCGGCACTTGGCGGAACGACGAAGTACACCGCGCAACTTGGCGACGGTACGGCAACGACCTACACGATCTCTCATGGTCTTGGGAACATTTGGGTGGTCGCCGAAGTGTTCCAGACCTCTAACGGCGAGAAGGTATACCCAGACATCACCGTTGGATTGACTACAGGAACCCCAAACGGTACCGTTGTTCTGGACTTTGCCTCCGCCCCAAGCAACAACCAGTACAGGGTTGTTATAATCGGGTAAACCCCCGCTAGGAGGGCCCGATGCCAAAGCTACTCAACAAGGTAAATCTCCCGCGCTATAGCAGCGCGCCCTCAACGCCGTCAGAAGCCGACCTCTACTACAACACGTCAGACGACGCGATCTACGTGTATACGGGCTCGGATTGGGTTGAGGTTGGTGGTGGCGGCGGAATCGGGGATATCACAGAGGTTGTTGCCGGAAACGGACTTACTGGGGGGTCGTCTAGCGGATCTGCAACGCTTGATGTTGGGGCTGGGACCGGAATTACCGTTACTGCAAATGAGGTCGCGGTAGATACAACAGTTATTGCCACTAAAGCATATGTAGACGCCTATGCCCCACAAATGAACTGGCACGGGGCAGTTGACTTTACAACGGCGGCAGCGCTTCCGAATAGCCCAAGCTACGCTAATGGAACCGCAGATGCTTCTGGCGGGTATGGTGTTGGCGCAACGCTGACCGCAACAACATACGGTGCCCTCGTCATTGACGGGGTTACCATGACAAACGACAGCGAGGGTTCACGCGTCCTTATCAAAAATCAAGTGAACGCTGTCCACAATGGAATCTATAATATCACCGAGGCAGGGACTGGGGCTATCTACTGGATTCTTACCCGTTCCACCGACTCAGACAACCATGTCGCAGGTCAAGTGTCTTCAGGAGATGCGGTATTTTCTATATACGGGACAACCAACGACCTAACTGGATTTGTCCTTATTTCGGAAGGTAGTGCGGGGGGTGTTCACCAGCTTGGCACCGACGACCTTGACTGGTATCAGTATACGGGAGTCAATGCTGGCAGCGGAATAACCGTCACAGGCACAACTGTTGCAGTTGACACAGGGACAGGCCTTACCATAGACGGCACTGGCGTAGCTGTTCAGTTTAGCAGCCTAACAAATAGCGCATCTGAAACAGTGGCAGCAACCCCTCTGGCGGTTTCAACAACTTATACGTTGGCTGACGCAGCAAACTCTCTGGCGCTTGGAGCAATTCAGGCATCAGTTGTCGGGGCGAAGGGCGACATCATCGCAGCCTCTGCAAACGACACCCCAGCGATTAGGTCTGTGGGGTCAAACGGTCAGCTCCTTGTAGCGGACTCTACCGAGGCAACTGGACTTAACTGGCTAACCCCGCCGTATCCAAATGCTGCAAGCGCGGTATTGACAGGAACTGTCACAATTGATAACAACACTGGATCACCACAGAGCCTCGGCGGTCTTTCTTCGGAGACAAGAATTCAAGCAGTAAGCGCTGACGGACAAAATTCGGCAATAGTCCTTGACGGTCATGGAACATCAAAGCACGGCAAGCTTATTTCTCGAGTGTCTCGTGGAACCGCCGCCTCGCCAACCGCAACGCAATCTGGCGACACCATGGCTGAGGTTGCTGCTTTTGGATATGGGGCAACAGGGTATGGTTCAAGCCCATCGGCAACCATTAGGGTTTCAGCCACCGAAAACATGACCGACTCCGCCCTGGGCGGGAAGATGGAGGTGCTGCTGGTCCCGAACGGCTCAACCTCACCAGCAACTGCCGCAACAATTACAAGCACAACGCTTGACCTTCCGACGGGATCAGATTATAAGATTAACAGCACAAGCGTTCTGTCAGCAAGCACCCTTGGGTCGGGTGTAACCGCCTCTTCGCTGACATCTGTCGGGACTATTGCTACTGGGGTTTGGCAGGGGACTGCCGTTGGGATTGCATATGGTGGAACGGGTCAGACCACAGCCGCCAACGCAGCCAATGCCCTGCTCCCGTCGCAAACCGGCCTTGCTGGACGCGTGCTTGCAACAGATGGGGCTGGAACCTTGTCATGGTACGATATCGACATTAGCAACGAAACCATTGATGGAGGGAGCGCGTAGTGTCTAAGGATAAGGTAATAAAGTTTGTTTCTGACACAAAAATCCTAGAAGAGTTTTGGCCGCGCCCAATTGGGAAAGAGCTACCAGATTGGTTCCGGAAGATGCCAGCCTACGGCGGTTATGATGGGGCTGAGCCAGAAGAAAAAAGGCTTTCCGGCCAAGATGCAAGTTATAACTCCACCATTAAAAGATGTGTTCCCATGCTGGACAGCCTCTCTCTTGGATATGTTCTCCTTACCCATCAGGATGTTTATGTAAAGATTGATGCGCCAAAGGAGGAAGGCGATTCAAATGATGTCGGGGGCTGGCAGTTTTCTTGGCGCTCAGGAGTTAGCCCTTCGAAGGCCGTGGAGGGTCACGCATTCGGTCAGGCAAGCGAACACCCACTCGCTTCGCTGTACAAGGGAAGGGATGTTCATAAGTGGATAAACCCTTGGAGAATTGAGACGCCGCCTGGGTACTCTACTCTTTTTGTTCCCCCAATGAACAACCCCAACGGATATTTCACCGCGATCCCAGGGGTCGTTGATACTGACACCTACACAAACTGTGTAAATTTTCCTTTTGTGGTTGAGAAAAAGGAGTGGGAGGGAATTATCCCTGCCGGAACCCCAGTTGTTCAAGTGATCCCCTTTAAAAGGGAGTCATGGAAAATGGAAATTGGAGTTGACCAAGAAATGCTTGAAAAGCATCAAAAAGCAGAACTGAAGTTCAAAACCCATATTGCATCTGTATACCGAAGATTCTTTTGGCAAAGGAAAGAGTTTAAGTAATGCCGAACATTATTAAGCCAAGAAGGGACACCGCAGCAAACTGGGCCTCTGTTAACCCTACCCTTGCGGCCGGAGAGATTGGCTACGACAGCACCAACAAGCAGTTCAAGATTGGAACTGGCAGCACTGCGTGGACGTCCCTGCCTTTCTCAACCGAAAGCCCAGACGGGGCACAGGCAAAGGCTGATACGGCAGAGTCAGACGCTATTTCTTCTGCGGCCTCAGATGCAACAACCAAGGTCAGCACTCATGCCGGACTTTCCACAACTCACGGCGTTTCTGGGAGCATTGTCGGGACAAGCGACACCCAGACACTGACCAATAAGACAATTGACGGGAACAGCAACACGCTAACCGTTCTTAATGCTCAAACTACTGCAACTGCGTCAGCTAACAACAACACAATCGTCCTTAGGGACGGAAGCGCAAACACTGCCGTCAATCAAATCACCCTTGGGGTTGACCCAACTCAGGACATGCATGCTGCTACGAAAGCGTATGTGGACGCATTAGCTTCCGGAGTTAACTGGCACGTAGCCGTAAAGGCAGCGCAGGCGTCTAATATCAGCAACGGCACCTACACAGCTGGATCGGCAGGAGGTGACGGCGGGACTGGTGTTGGTGCCTACATTGAATCAAACACGAACGGAGCCATCGGAACGGTTGACGGGTACCAGATGCTGCTAAATGACCGGCTTCTATATATCGGAGCGACTAATCAGGTTCATAATGGAATCTACGTTGTAAGCAACGCTGGAAGCGCAGGAACTCCGTGGCGAATCACAAGAGCAGCTAATTTTGACGGAGGCGTTCCCGCTGACTACGTGCATTCCGGTGATGCAGTATACATTTTAAACGGAACAAATTATGGCAACCAAGGATACATCCAAGTGAACATCGGAACCGGGGTAGGCGAAATTATTAAAGTAGGAACTGATTCTATGTCGTGGCAGCAATTCACCGGCGCAGCGTCCATTATTGCGGGAACCGCACTCTCCAAATCTGGAAATACACTAAGTGTTGTGGAGGCAACACAGTCTGTTCCTGGTTACCTTAGCGCATCAGACAAGACAAAGCTTGATGGTCTTCGTATGCCAATTTCATTCCACATCGCTGGAACCTTGACTGCTGGAGTAAAGCAACCAAGGTTTATCTCCCCCATCGCCTGCACGCTTGTCAACGCTCGAGCCTATGCTGGCGGCGGCTCTGGCGTAACCTATCGCCTTGTGAAGAACGGCTCTACCAACGGCAATACAAGCGGCACCGTGGGGGCCGCTGTCGTCACCACCTCACTTAGCACTGTTACCTCTCTTGCCATTGGCGATGTGCTTCAGATTGAGATCGTCAGCGCGGGATCATCGGGGGCCGACTTGTCGGTCACGGTGGAGGCGACCTATTAATGGCAACTGTAGCGGACACATTTAACAGAACGAACACCTCCCAGGGAACCCTTGGGTCTACCGACACTGGGAATCTTGCCTGGCAGAACCCAACGCTTTGGGAGATAAATACTAACGCCGCCAAGAACACTGATTCTAGTGGGGTTGCCTGGGTAGAGATTCCGAACTCCGACGCTACGGTTGGCATCGTCACTGGGTCTGGCGGAACGCATGGCAATGGTGTCGGGGCCACCTTCTGGGTGGAGGATTCAACCAACTATTGGATTGCCTATGTTCACGCTGAAAGGTATGTTTTTTCTCAAACCTGTAACAACGAGTGCGTTGGCGGAAACTACACCTGCACAGACTGTGTGGCATGCGGCGGAGGAAATGTCAACCCAGTTGTCTATGTGGCCAGTGACACGAACTCGTATGTCTCA